CCAGAGTTTCGTCAGAATCTCATGGCGCTGAGTGAGTTCCTTGAAAATGACATTTCCTCCATTCTTGCCAAATATCTGGACGGCTCTACTCGCAAGATCGAATACGCAAAACGATTTGGCGTAAACAATCATGCCGCCTTAATGTACATGCGCATCTTAGAGAACGGCCCCGAAGCCGCACAGGCCGCTCTACTCAGACCTCGTGAAATGCGCCGCACAATACGCGGTGTCGTAGACGGTGAGGTCGAGACGATGCAACGCACTGACCAGATTCCCGCACCATTTGGCGAGAATCAGGTAGGCGCTCAAGCGCTCCTTAACGACGTGATGGATGCGATTAAGAATCCTCAACGCGGCGGAACTCAGGAAGCCGAGCAAATCCTAAAGAATCCCGATCTGTTTAGTTTCCGATTGTCGGACAAGAAACAGTTCCAGTGGGATCGCCGCGCCGAAGCCATCGTCGCTGGCTTGGAAAACCACAGCAAAGGCGCGGTAGCGCCCAGTGAAGTTAAGGTCATGGAAGACCTGCTCTTAGCCGGTATGCGTAAGCCAGTCGGGGACTCACACTTCCAGACAGCAATGCGTCCATTCTCGAAATTCATGCGCAACTTTAATGCGCTGACCATGCTGAGTTTCACTACAGTCACGTCATTGACCGACCCATTCATTCCCCTGCTCCGCTCTGGCGAAGTGGGCGCATGGGTGCGCGGCATGAGGAAGTACGCCGCCGACCCCGATTACCGGGAGATGATGCGCGACAGTGGCTTGTCCATCGAGAACTACGTACACAACCGACTGGTCGGACTCTATGGCGCAGACGCATCGAAACTCACGACGGCGTTCTTCAATGCAACCATGCTCTCACCGTGGACGGATTCCATGCGGGAGATGGCAGGCATCATTGGCTTCGAGTGGTTCAAGACAGAACAGCGCCGCATTGCCAAGCACGGACTCAACAGCCGCGCGGGACGCAAGGCCAAGCGTGTACTAGAAAGGTACGGCCTTAGCGAATTTGCGACTGAAGGTGCCGTGCCAATCGAAAACCTAGTGAAAAGCCGACGACACATAGGCGCTCAGTACGACGAATCTATCGACCCTGAGTTCGTTCTCCAAAGTAACGTGATGCGGGATGCGCTCGTTAAGTTTGCGAACGATACGATCTTCGCTCCAAACACCAACGATGTACCTCTGTGGGCGCAGACCCCCGCAGGCGCTATGGTCTGGCAGTTGAAGTCCTTCCCCATGATGATGGCTCGCCTGTCCAAAGACTCGATCATGGAGATAGTCAAAGACCCGACCAACCTGCACTCGTACAAGCCGCTCACAATGCTCGCAGTCATGGGGCCAGCGGGTGGCTCGATGGCTATTGCCGCCAAGGATATTATCCAGATGCGCGGTGACGAAGATCAGGGTATGCTCCGAGATCGCCACGGTAAAAACATCAACTGGCTCAAGGCGGTCGGGTATAACCCTGACCTTCACGGCGATCCAAACGATTTTGCGGGATGGTACGTCGAAGGTCTCATGCACATGGGTGGCTTTGGTCTCTACCTAGAACTACTCCACAATGTCGTAGAGCAGGCAGACAACGGAATGTACGGCTACTCCCGCGCCATGAGCAACATCGCTGGGCCGACAGTCAGCCAGACGATTGGCTTGTGGAACCTCGGATCAGGGCTTCACAACATGGTGTTAGGTGATGAAGGTGATCCCAACGGCAAGGGAAGACAAGCCGCGCGCGAACTCGTTCAGCGCGTCCCAGTTGTAGGCGGGATTAAAGCAGTAAAAGAAAGTCTCGTGGATGCGATGGCTGGCGAGCCGACGAGAGGGAAAAAAGGAAGGTACGCTGGCCCCTCATACGGCGGGGCCAAGTACGGCGGATCAAAGTACGAGTAGTTCAAACTCCTCGCAAGCCTCTTTCGCTGGCTTGTCGTGGTAATTGCAATACCACGCTTTGTTCTGACCGTATAAGTCAGGCACGCTATGTGCACACAGGCTACACCGTGGCTTGGGATCGATCTCGTTCGGATGCCAGCACGATGTCCGCTTGAAACATCCACGACAGCGCCAATCCGATTCCGTTTTGTGAGCACGCTCTGGCTCGCTGATGGCTTGCGAAATCTTCTGACGTAAGTTCGAGACCTCAAACTCATCATACTCGATGACTTCGATGTGATACTTGCAGTCGTCTTTGCAGATCGCCACGAGCAATGACTTCCTCATCTTGCTCAAGTGCATCGCTAACATGCACTGCGCAAAGTAATTCGGGTGCGATACCTTCACGCCCTTCTTCTCGAACGCGCTGAACTTACTCTTGTTCATCGTTTTAATTTCCAAGACGCACGGCTCCTCATCCACGTAGATGATACCGTCAAGATGGCACACAACATGATCGCCTAGCGCTGTGTACTCGTACTGGTCGCCCGTGATCTCGTCCACTTCGCTTACACCATACCCGCCCTTCTTCTTCAAATCCGCAACGACCATGTCTTCAAGAGCATGGCCAACATTAAAAATGCGAAGAAGGCGCGGCATGGGTGAGTCTTCGGGGAAGCCACGCATAGACAGATGCAGGTACGCAGTGCAGTCGTTACCAATAATTGACGCCCCTATATAGGAGCGCGTCTTGTAGCGAATAGGATCGCCCTCTTTATCGAGGGCGTCCATAAGTGATTGCGCCGTCACTCGACCGACCCCCACACTATCGCGTTTCGCCCCGATCTGGTGAGCCTGCGCTCACCCGTATCCGAAAGAAACCCGTCTTTGACAAGGTGCCTAATCGTGGCTGAAATCGATTGATGCTTCGCGCCTAATAGCACTTCAACCTCGTCACATGTATATGCCCGAGACTCCATCAGCAGACTCACTCGATCTCTGAGCGTCGTGCCGACGCGACTGAACGCCTCTCTACTGGTTTGCTGTATCAACATAATGCCTCCAAAAAAAAGAAGGGGGCTGTGCGCCCCCTCCCTTATCCCAAAAATATGGCGATAGTCACTAAGGCGATCAAGAACACAAAGATCGCGCTCCATGACATCCACCAGCGTCCCATGCTAAAAATCAGGGAGCGCATCATCAAACTCCTGAGCCGCACCATTCTCTGGCACGGGTGCGCTGTCGTTGGCTGGCATCCGGTATCCCTTTACCTCTGGACGGGAGACCATGACCTGCCCCGTATTGGGATTACGGCGTTCTTTGGACATGCCTATCACGACGCCGACGTGTAGGCCACGCATAGTCGCAATATCCCCCGGCTTGTCAGGCGAGGGATGCCCTCCAAACTGCAACAGGCTCTTGAGTTGGCGTTGACCAATCTCCTGCGCCATCTTGGATGTCTTGTGGTGCACGTTGATCCAATGACGGATTGATCCGCCACCGCCCACATCTTCGAGTTCGACCATCACCTGATGGCCGTTACCGTTGTTCATCTCCTGCCACTCGGCGTTTGCGACACGCACGTCGTAAGTCCCCGGCTGAAGAATGGATACACCCTTGGCTTCGGTTACGGAAGACAGGTCGAGTTCTGAAAAACTTGCAAAGGTATTGCTCATGCGGCTTTCTCCTTCTTGATCTGAGTAGGTTTAAGTTTTCGGTTTTGGCTTTCACGATATTTGGCATACTTTTCATCATCTGTTCGTATGAGTTTGAGAAGCGTTACCACGTTGTCACATGGCTCCACGGGCTTGAGTCTTCCGCGAGGGTCGCGGGACTTCCCGTGCCAACCACGCACTTCTTCCGTGATCAGGAAGCGCTTAATCGTCGGAGAATTCTTATCACCGTCCGTCGTTCGCACGCCACAGAAAACGTGATCGAACAGCGCAGGGAGTTGCTTCGCGACTTTGTTGCCCTTGATAAGCGGCCAGTAATTTACGTTGCCGTTATCGTCGGTTTCCTCGGATACAAGGCACGTCATATATACGTGCATATCCACATCTCGAAGCCACTTCAGCGCGCCTATCATTAGGCGGCTGTACTCGCCCCATTTCACGAATCCGTTTGTCACGTCTTTAAATTCCTCCTCGACGTGCTCCATCAGTTGGTCGGAGAGTTCAGTCAGGCTGTCCACGGCAAGCCACTGGTATCCAGCCTTTGCGAACTCGGGTGAGGACATCATGCGTACGATCCCACGGAACGAGTACACGCCATCGTCCGGCCTGTGATCTCCATCCCATGATTTGAAATCGACGTACTCAATGTCCGTGTCTTCCAAAGACTTGAGACCGCCCTCCCCGGAAAGGATCAGCCCTTTACCGTAGGATTCCGCATAGTGCCTGCACTGATGGGTCTTGCCCCATCCGTGATGACTCATAATCAGGGTCTTGTCTTTAATAAACTTCGTGTCGTTGGTTTTCTTCGTGTTAAACATTCGGGTCATGCTCCAAGCAAAAGTCGTCGACCTCGGACTCGTCCTCGAATTCGACGTAGGTGAGACGTTCGTACGGCTTCGCTGTGAGAGCGCCAACGATGCGATCCTGAAGATCGTCGGACATCCCCTCCCAGTGTTTGCGACTAAAGGACAACTTCAGCCCAAAATCCTTGGCTTCCCCGAAACTAAGAACTTCGTCAACCAGCATTTGCAATAAGGTCTGGCTGTCCCAGTTCAATCGGGTGTGCACCTTCAGCACGCCACATATATGCTCGTCGAGCCTTGCGATCTCGGTAGTTCCGGGTGCAGGGTCGTCAGGCAACGTGGCACGTACGGCGTTCTCAGCGATTTCCAAGCGTTCTTGGGCGACACGTAGGTTTTCCCGTGCCCGCTTCCATGCGGCCCCGGATGACATGTCATCAAAATTAGCGCTACGGCCCTCGAAAGAGGCCCATTCGTCACTCTCTACTGCTTCTTCGATTTCCGGCATCTCTGGCCCCCCTTGACCAACCGCTGAGTCCGACATATTATACACCTTTCGGATTCCCTTGCAACACCCTTCCGGTGCTGTAAGGACGCCTTTAATCACGACGGGAGTTAAGATGCGAAGGATAGATATTGCCCAGTTGATCAACGATCAGGGTGGGGCAAGAGCAGTTGCCGAAGCAATCGGGGTGCCTCGGACGGCCCCTTACAGGTGGTGTCGCACAGGCAACGTGACCTTACGAACACTTGAGCGAATGTTGAGCGCGTTCCCTCATGTGCGAATCGAGAAGTACGTAATACAGGAGAGCAAAGAGCATGAAATTAGCGAGGGAGGCGTCAGCACTTGACGCGGCGAGGGAGTATCTTGAACTGGGCTGGCCGATCATTCCGATCAATCCTCAAAATAAGAAGCCATACATATCGTGGAAGCGGTTCCAAGCGCGTCGCCCCACAGAACTTGAAGTTGAGAAGTGGTTTACCGACTGGCCTGACGCCCGAATTGCGGTCGTTACAGGCGAACTATCAAGCATACTTATTGTCGACTGCGATTCCGACGAGGCGCACGCCTTCGCCATCGAGGAATCCTTATCATCCCCCGTCCGGGTTAAGACCAAGCGAGGAGTCCACCACTACTTCGAGCACCCGAAAGACGGGAAGCGCAGAGGGCCGCGCGTAGGATCAAACAGCCGGGGCACCGATTGGCCTAAATTCGACGGCATCGATTTTCGGGGCGACGGATCGTACGCCCTACTCCCTCCAAGCCAAGGGTATGAGTGGGACATCGAGTACCCATTCGATCAAACCGACCTCCCGCTTTGGCGTGACTGGACGCCGAAAGCCCCCTCGTACGAAAGCACAAACGTAATTGATATTGCGACGGGAGACCTCGTCGATTTCAATTCTCTCGATCTCACAACGGTCGAGGCTCGTGGCCGAGTACCTGAGTGGGACATGACGGAGTCGTTCTGCAAAGCCAACTTTGGCGGCGGGAAGATTCCCTCCGGCGAAGGCAACGGCAGAAACGACCGTGTCATGCGCCACCTGTCTGACATGGTACTGGAAGGCTACTGGGGCGAGGAGTTACGGCAGAAGGGCCGAGCCTTCATGGCCCGATTCTTTGAAGATGACCTGCCCGAATATGAATTTGAAGCCACCGCCGCAAGCGTTGAGCGGATGGAGAAAGAGAACCATCCCGAGCGTTGGGTAGATGGTCAATACATCTACAACACCCAAGCCATCTCCGATGTCATCCCCGGCAAACGCCGCCGTCTTCTCACGGTACGTGACGCCAACCAACTGGTGGCTGAATCAGAGGCCACGGCCTTCTTTGCCGACCCCTTCCTGTGGCGCGGATCAATCACACAAATACACGGCTACTCCGGCTCAGGCAAGTCAATGTTCCTGCAACATCTGGCTTACGCTATTGCCGCAGGCCAGAAAGACTTCGGCCCCTTTGAACTCGCAGGGCCGCTCAATGTCCTGTACTTCGATTACGAGAATGGGCGCGGCGTAATTGGTAAGCGCCTCAAGACACTCGAAAAGATTCACGGAGATGCGGGAGACGCCTTCAAGGTATGGGCCTCATTCCTTGACGACAAGGACATGAACCTCACAACCAAGCAGGGCTTGTCCTTGCTTGAGGATTACATCAAGGCCGAGAAGCCTGATGTCGTGATCATCGACACCGTGCGTTCAGCCTTCCTTGGCTTGGACGAGAACAATGCGGAGGCGTGGTCGAACGTGAACCACCTGCTTATCCGCTTGCGGAACATCGGCCTCGCTGTCGTGTTCGCCCATCACTCAAACAAGCCCGGAGAGTCTGGCTTGGGGCGTGAGGCCGGGTCGACAAACCAACTTACCGTGCTCGACACACAGGTGCGAATCACCCAAGTGTACAAGCACGAAGAAACAGCCAAGCAGAACGCAGGGCTGTGGGATATGAACTTGGAACAGCCAGTCTGGAATCGTATGGAGGAAGCCCTGCCCACCGGCTTCCGCATACGGATGCTACTGGAGTTTCGTTACAAGAAAGTGCGCGAATGGACTGACAACCACCAGTGGGTGCAGTACATCGGGTTCGCGCAAGATAACTATGGGAACGAGATCGTGATTGGCTCGAAGTCTCCGAAGGCGAAGGCACGGGCCGCACTGGCGGACGGCCTATCCCTAGAGGAGATCGCTGACGCGCTTCAACTTCCTTACACCACTGTTAAAAAATGGACACACGCATGAGCATACATCTTATTGACGGCTTCAGAATCGAAGACTTCCAAGACCCGTTAGGCAACTGGGGTTGCACGGTCACAGACGCAGAGAAAACCTTTATGTCGGTAACGAGCAACGCCCTCACCAGAGAGGCGGCAATAGATGACGCTATGCGTTTGGCAAGAGAAAAGAAGAATGGCGAGAAGAAAAAAAGAAATTAAGTTTTACGGGGGCAAAAGCCCGCGCCAATACTTCTTTCCGTTACTGAAGGTTAAAGACGGGGTCGAGCGAGAAAGGCGATTTCACGAAGACGTGCCCGATGAGTACAAACCTATGGTCAGGCAATTACTCGACATCTATATCGAGCGAATACTATTCAATCGCACTCTGGCTCCGCCCCCGCCAGTGTCACTTGAAGACATGCGTTACCAGAATCTTGAGTTTTGGTGAGATACAGCGCAAGCCCGTGATACAAATAGAACGCTGTCAGTAACACGGCACCGGCGACGATCAGCCGCCGATACCGTGTTGGCGTTACTACGATGAGTTGTCGGAGTTGTCCGTACTGCTGTCGGACTCATCGTGACCGTCCGAACACTCTGTTCCAGAGCACACGTCTATCCCCGTAGACGAGCCACCTACCTCAACGCATCCCATCAGGGATGAGCACAGCAGGAAGCCAACAATGAACGCGAGGATGATCTTCCAGTAATCGCGTAACAGTTCAGTCCAATTCAAGTTTTCTCTCCTTATCGATGAATATTCCGGTGCTGTAGGTCGTGTCGGACACGGTGATTGCCGCAAGACCCGAACAGCCGCTCAAGACAATGGCCGAGAACACGGCCAGCATTGTCATATTTAAGAGACGCATTAGTCGTCCTCCGCTTCGTGGCTTGGATGAGTGGAAGGTGGCAGTTCGTCCTCATCGGGCGGCTCGATCTTGTCCACCGCACTGAACGCCTGCGGCAACAGGAACAGGGCCGTACAACTAGCGCACCCATACAGGTGCACCTGCTCATAGTTGATCTGAGGCTCCCGATCCCCCTCGCCTTGCGTCAGGAATCCCCGACTTGACACCCCGGCGTGGAAAAACTGCCGCGATCCGCAAACCCGGCAAACGAAAGTGTTTTCTGTCATGTCACCACCAAGTTGTGAAAAGGGTGCGTGCTGTCGGAGGAGACCCGGCACGCGCGGGTCGAAAAGAACAGGAGTGGGCGTATCCGACTCGACCTGAGCATGAGCGGTACGAAGTGTAAGACACCTTTGGGTGGGTGGTCAATACCTTTTGAGGTACAAAAAAAGAGGCCCGCTTGTTTAGGGCGGGCCGAATAACTACAGAGGAGGAGTCATGAAAATGCTGGTTCTCACTTTCGCTGTATCGCACGGTACTACTATACTAGAGTATCTTTGATACTTCTCTGCTGAACCCTGTAAGGGGTGAAGCAGAGCAAGCGCTACAGAGAAACAGCGAAAGCGATTTTACAGGAAAAAGTTAGGGTGGTCAAACCACGTAAGTACCTGTAGTAACTGGCTTTTCTACTTTCCCCGCCTGTCGTAGTGTGTGTCGACACCCCTGACGGGTGTCTCCACACTGGCCTCACAGACCATAGTACCATATCTAATGAGTTGACCACCCCTTCCCCGCCCTTTATATTGCGCGCCCAATGGGACGGAGAATCCAACTCTCCGCAACCCAAGTGCGTTGGCTCAAAGCGAACAAAGACAAGAAAACTGAGCAAGAACTAGCAGACCACATTGGCTGTTGCGTAGACACGTTGCGCCGCATCCTCATGCGAGAAGGTCTCGCCCACTACGACGCCGCAAAGTATGTCGTGGCTGAGAGTAGGCGAACTGAAAAGTGGACACGCCCCTGTCTAATTTGCAAGACAACCAAGCCACGACCCAAGTGGCAGTACGTATGCAACCGCTGTAAGAAACGCCAACGCACCGGAGACCTTGATGCCTAACGTCAAGACCATCCGAGCCAAGGGCCACGCCTTCGAGCGCGAACTCGCCGCCTACTTCCGAGATAAAACTGGCCTCGAAGTCAGGCGCACCTGCCTCACCCAACAGTTCCACGACCGAGGCCAAGGGCAAGAAGACCTCACTGGCCTGCCCCGCTTATCCATCGAGGCCAAGCGTGTAGAAAAACTCGACTTCCCCGGAGCACTCCGCCAAGCCCAAGCCAACGCCCCAGCAGACTCGATCCCAGTTGTCGTCAACCGCCGGAACCGCCAAGCCATTGACGACGCCTACGTCCTCCTAACTCTGTCGGACTTCACCACTCTTTACGCATCTTACTTACAGGAACTCGAAGAAGGCACTTCATGACGTTATACGAAACCCCCGCCGACCTCGCCCACGAGCAAAAACTGGCCGCCTACCTCGAAGGACACTGGCGCGCCGACCTACACAAACTACCCATACGCTACAACATCGACTTTATCGTGACCCGAGGCGACAAGCCAATCGCCGTCGTCGAATTCAAGCGGCGCGCCCTATCCATGTCACCGCCCACCTACCCCACGATATTCCTAAGCACCCACAAACTCAACGCCGGTATATCGTGGCTCACAAACTGGCGCGTTCCGTTCTTCTTCATCGTCCAAGACAACACCGACTCCTACTTCCAGTACCGCTACGACCCCACCCACGACCTCGACATCGTAATCTCTGGCCGGACAGACCGTAACGACAGTCAAGACATCGAGCCAACCGTCCATATTCCAACCACACGATTCAGAAGGATAGGCCCATGATCAAGCCCACCCACTATGACCTAAAAATTAACCCCCTCGAATACATCCGAGCAAACAACCTTGGCTTTGTGGAGGGTTGTATCGTGAAGTACATCTCCCGCTACAACATGCCGGGATGCGATGCCGTCTCCGATCTTCGCAAAATCATTACTTACTGCCAAGTGCTCCTCGACGAGCAGATGATGGAGCAGATCGACCGGGACGACGCAACTTAGCGCTTTTTCTACACTGCGATAATCATGTGGTCTGACGAATTCGGTCTCAAGCAATACTACTCCGAACTATTCGGAGACATGGAATTTGAAATGGAAATGCTTACGCCCCGCACGAGACCGGGCGCGTGGATGGAGCCAGACCCCCTCCTAAAACATGGCGTCGACGCAGGCGTAGCCGAGTACATCGACCTTGGCTTGAACGACAGGGTATTCTGGCCGCACGCTGGAGTGCAACATGACAATTTGCCCTCCTCCTTCCTACAAAGCGATGCTGAATTTGCGGCACGAGTCCACGGAATAAGCCCCGAAAAACTTTACGACAAACTCTCAAAAAACAACTGGCTTCGCAACGATCAGGGCTTCGAGAACTGGGTCGAGAACACAGGAGATGAGATGAGTAGTAGCGACATCGTCGCGCTGTTCAACTCTAATTCCGATCCCACGCCAAATGATACATGGCGTCACGAGTTTCGCCATCGCGGATACGATAGAACTATTGGATCGGAACTAAACCTGACTAAAGCAGAAGAAGAAACCTTGATGCGTAACTACGATCTAATATATGGGGGCGAAGAATCACGAAAGCAGGCAAACATGTGGCTTTCAGAACATGGAGAAGCCGCACCCCTCGTGGAAGATGCGAACGCAATGCTGTCGCTCTTTAACTAGCCATGCCTTCATACACCTCCCCCGTCACAGGCAAAACATACGAAGGCGAGCACCAGTTCTACGCCCCGAACAACCCAGTCTCCGCACTAACCGACTGGCTTACCAAAGACATGCGACGCATGAGCGATGAGTTCTGGTCGGACGACGTATCCCGCCAAGAGTTCACGAATCGCTACGGCCTACCCGGCTACCCCCTTGGCTTCATCGGCGGCGTATTTTCCCGCCCTATCAACAAAGCCGCGAACCAACAAGAACTCGACTTCCAAGACTATCTCGAACTGGGACTCACAGCCACAGCCACACCACTTGGCCAGTTCCTATATCGCTCTGGCAAGATCGCCGCTGATCCTGCGCTCCAAGCCATAGCCGACTCCAAGGCTGGCTCCGCTATCGGCGCGGCCCTCGATGACCTCTACGCCCGCACTATGGATTTCCTGCACTCGCCCGCCCCTATGCTACGGGACAAAGTCCACAAGCACGATCCATCAAGACGCGAAGCCATGCGCAACGTAGGCTTAGGCACAGCCGCCGCCATCATCGGCGCACCCGCCATCTCAACTATCGTAAAGAAGGGCGCGCCACTCGTTGGCGAATTCGCAAAGGACGCCGCCACCATAGCGCACGCACCCCTCGCATCAGCCGCAACGCACGCCAGCACTGGAGCGGAACTCCGACACTGGGGCGGTTGGGACATAGCCGAAGGGTTGATCGAGAAATCTTCTGGCAAGAAAGCCCAAACTTCAGTCATGTTAGACGAAAGAGGTTGGCGAGAGGGCGAATTCGCCTTGGATGCGTTCAAGCATCCCAATTCGCGCGACGGCTACAAAACATTATTCGAGGAAGCAGGAAACTACTCCGACTTCCTAGACTGGGCCGCAAAGCGCAAAGGCATTGAGCGCACGTCTACTAAACAAGCAGAGTCCCACCCCGAACTGCTATCCGATAGCCTGCACGACATCGGCCCTCAAGAAAGAGGTGGCCGACTTGACTGGCGTGAAACCCAAGACTACCTAGAGTCTCTGGACAGCGAACTGTTAGACGAATCTTATTTGCAAAGAGCAACTAAACAAGCAGAAGAAGGTACTCTTGATCCAGAAGAATGGCATGAAATGAGGATGCAGGGTTGGTTTGATGAGCCTCGCATCGATGACTGGTATCCAGAGATGGCCGATTTGAAAGTTGTTGACGAAGACGGCGTGCTCGATGCCCCTGCAACAATGGCGCGCTACCTGAAAGCCGAAGCCGATGAGCAAGCCGACATCATGGCCCGTGATACCAAAAGAATTTTCCAGAGCGACGACGACCTCGCCAAAGAAATGGCGGCTTACTGGAAAGAAACGGAGGCTGATTACTTCAGACTCTCAGACGAAATCAATTCTTTACTGCCGGAGATAAACAGATTCAAAGCAAGCATACCCCCCGAAGAAATAAAGGGAGATTTACGTTTAAGCCGCGTAAAACTAAGCCATCGAGAAAAAGAACTTAGGGCAATGGAGTATAGACTTAGGGAACTCGAACTAAAACGTATCCAAGCCAATCAAAGAATGGACTGGGTTGAGAATTGGGCGAACGGTCAGAGAGATGCCAGTGGCAACCAAGTCGGTGGACTAAGAAAACACTTTGGCTGGGACAAATTCAAAACATATACTGAAGCGAAGGAGCAGATTCCAGAAGACCTGCTTCCGCTGTACGAAAATATTTAACTAGCCTCCGCTTCCTCCATCCGACGAATCCGCTCAGGCACGACCACCTTTAAGTTGCACTGGTCACAGCACTCACCTTCCTCCTTTACAGGATAAGGATTGTTCCCATAACCCTCATACTCCTCACCACAAATCACACAAGTCTTCATCACTCAACCTCCATCGACTGTACAAACTTCTCCCGAAACCTCTCCCAACAGATGTGTCGATCCTTTATGCGATCAACTATGTACTCCTGCACCACATCTCTCTCCCCGTCAATAAGGCTTTGATGTTGAGAGTCCAATTCATCAATGCGCTCCTCCACCCACTGGCACACAATCTCCCAATCGCCTTCCCGAAAAAAGTTTGCGGTCATGCGGTTCCACGCTCCCCTCCGCTTGGCTAACAGATCATCCTCCGCGTCTTTCCCTCTACCCACGTTGAGTTTTAAATATCTACCTAACTCCTCCCATTCATGTAGATACACAAACGGATACACGCTTTCCCGAATCGAATAGTTTGTATGTGCTACTAGCATAACTCTACCCTCCGCTTACATTAGAACAAAAAAAGGGGAGAGCACCACGCTCTCCCCTTCTGATACAAACATGCAGGTTTAGTCGTCTAAATCACTGACCATCTCTGACACACATGCGACCAGACTCCCTTTGAAATCCGCAATCTGATCGATACATGCGTTCGTCGCCTGCGTTGACCCACACTGCCGTAACTGTTCTTCCGTGAACTCGATCTGCGCAATCAATACCCGTGAATACTCTAGTATTTCACGATCCAACCAACCTTTGAAATAAACATTCGACTGTGACATTTTCACGTTCTCCTCTCATAGCCTGTCCACCGCATTTTCAAGATGCCCTCGTGACAAATGTGAGTACCGCATTACCATCGCCAGACTCGTGTGGCCCAACAACTCTGCCACTGTCCGCAAGTCTGCACCATTCATCACCAGATGGCTTGCAAACGTATGCCGACAGTCATGCGGGGTGAAGTCATCAATGAACGCCCGGTCTGCCGAGTCGTAAAACTTCTCGTAAAACGAAGTCTTATCCCACCTCTGGCCGTTTGCTTTCACAAACACCAGATCGGTTGGCTTCCCCGACTCGCCTATTACGTCGAGCACCTTCTCATGCAACGGCACTCGCCTCCGCTTTGGCTTGCCACTGCGTCCTTTCTTTGACACCAACGTCACGCTGTTGTCATCGAAGTCCACAGCGCTCCACGTCAGGTTAATCATCTCACCCAACCGTGCGCCACAGTACAACAGGAAGGTCAACTCCCGCACCAACGAGCCACCGCACCCATTCAACAACGAGGTGCGCTCGCACACTGACAGGTAACGACACCGCCCCTCACCATCCGGCGGCAACGAGAACTTCGCCTCATTACACAAGCCACGACTGTGCCCGTAATTGATGATCGCCTTCATCGCATTAAGTTCCCGCCTCACGGTCGAGTCCTTGTTATCACGATGCACATCCGAAACATAATCATCAACATCACACTGGCCAATGTCATCAACCACGCATCCACCCCAGTAGCGGTCGAGCCGTGATAGATGCCCTGATTGCGTTTTAGATAAGCCACCCCGCCGGGTCTCGTAGCGCTTCGCAACCTGAGAGAACGTCACCGCTTCTTCCGAACCGCCCTTCAACAAAGCCAACTCCATCTTGGCTCGGATGATCTCGGCATCAGCATATCTAGCCTTGGGTAGCCCTGTACTCTTTCGGACACGCTTACCGTTGACAGTGCCAACGATCTGCAACATAGAGGTGCCGCTTTTTTCAATTAACTTCAGCATAACGCCACCTCCTCCAACATCGCAAGCCACTGCCTGCGTCTAACCGACTCTAACTCATCCCGTTTCACAATAGTCCTCCTTGTAATTTAGTGAACAAACCGTCGCAAGAACTCCCTTACCCAAAACTACCCTTTTTCGACTTGGCTCAATTTACATAGCGCATCTCAAAGGGTGTCTAATAAACAATACACCAAGGCCACTTGGGTGTCAAGCCAACACCCGAGGGCGTTTTTCTAGTTATGTTTTAGACGCTTCTTATATCGCCAACACCCCTGATATATTTCATGCAACGCTTACATGTCACATCATCAGGGTCATCAGCAAACACCGGCTCAACCGGCTTAGGCGAGTTCCGCTTCGTCTTCGCTATCTTGCACGCAGTCTGATCACCACGCCTCAGATGCCTAACCTTTACGTGCCTCGCCCCCGTGGCACGACTTGGCCGCTCAACATTTACACACACCTGCAATGGATGTGGGAAAACCATCAGTGAATCTCCTTGCTTGGCGGGAAGATGAAGTCGTAATCCTCGATATCAAAGTCAGACTCATCCTGCACCCCCCGCATTTCAACAATCTCTTGAGGAAAGACCGACTCGCTATCCTCCAGCGCAATCGAGCACGCCTCTACAAAATCATTCTTGGCTTCAACAATCGTTGGGTTTTCACTCAAAAGAAAAGTTGCAATCGTTAATATTTGCATGACCACATCCTGATCTTCGTGCTCCCAAAAATCCCTACGCACCGCCACATTCATGTGGCCTTCATCGTTAATCACAATCGAAAAGAGCGGATCACTCCTCGACATAGCCCTTACTCCTTACGAGTCGGCGCTCCGCTTTCCGTGACTTACGATGTGCTCCCCCCTTGCGCAACAGGTGGATCACCCCCCTTCGTGGCTTGATTCTTTTCTTCTTCATCGGCTTTCCTTGCAAGATAAAACGCATACATCGAGTTCCACATCGCCCCGCAATCCTTACACTGAATACACGACCCGTCGAACTCAACGCCCTGCATTTTTAAACTGCCACACTGCCCACATCTCATGTGACCCATCATGACGCCCCTCCCTTTGGCTTGTCGTCCTTGACCCACAAGCCCTCAAGATATTCGATCATGTACTTAGCGTACCCTTTAAGGTAATGACGCCCTTCAAACTCAAACACCAAGTCATCACCCCCCGAGCACTGCTGATACACATCACGAAAACTTTCCAGTTTCTCTGGCGTAAACGTCACGATTCCTTCACCCGTCTTCAACCTGAAGTTACGATCTTTCATGTCGCCTCCACGAGTTCGATTGTCGTAAGTTCTGATAGGTTGCGACTGTTGATCGAGCGATCCAAGCCACGCAAATGCAAATACCTGATTGCCGCCGCTTTAGACCCGAACATCCGAACCTTTCCCTCGGCACTCCATCCCTTCTCATTATTGCCGTAAGCAATGTACTCAAGGTGCCGACCATTTTTCCGTCTTATCATCCACATACACATTGTTCTCCTAAAAAATGAGGGGCCGGAAACCGACCCCTCTGTCTAGCGAAATTGCGAGCGCCACGCTTGCAGGTTATGAACGTCAGGCCTGCAATAAAGCGCGCCATCGAGCGTGGCTTGGATCACGACATCGCCAATGCCGTGTAAATAACCGCGCTCTATTGCGATCTGAATTCTTCGAGAACTTTGCGACCCACCTTTGTGATGGAGTACACATACGCCTTGCGTCCTCCTTCACTTTTGCCTTTGCGGCGCGTAACACAGCGATGCTTCATCAGCGCCGTTGCCTGCTTTTGCGCGTTGTAAACAGGCACGTTGTCATCCAAGCACGCCTTCTGGAGATCAAACAGGTTCTTACGCCCCCACTCAAGCGCCTTCAGGATACCCTTCTGCGTATCAGTCAGAGCATACTCACGACCGTTCTTATTCACGGCCACGATTCCCGTTTTGAAATAAGCCCCCTCTCTCTCGCGCTTATTTAACTCTACGAACGGCTTACCAGACGTGGGATCAATGAAGATCACCGACCCCGCCATCATGTCTACCGGCAACTTGAACTCAATGAATTTCTTTTGGTTCATAACGCGCCTCCTTAGCGCAACTTCAGATCGAACAACGACACACCACTTTTCCACTTACACAAATCCAGAACGGACAATAAGGAAGACCTCAACTCAACGAGGGCGTCTTGCGTCAAGATAATCCCCGCATCATTGAACTCATCCTCGATAAACCCCCGAAACACTTCGACCAACGCATCCGAGTCATACTGGTCTAGCGCAATCGTGTTGCTCGCCCCACCAGAATTCGAGTCGATGATCTGCTTGGCTTCGTTCAATACATCCCCGCCCCGCCACGATGACTCATTCCACGTATCCATATACGATGGCCCGGACGAGTACCCCTTCGACCGATCCCAGTCATCCATATACGATGGCGACTTCGATCCATACAGATCATCGTAGCCGCCACGCCAATCGTCATCCCAAAGACTCGAACCACCTTTCTTCTTTGGCTTCTCGTCTTCGGGCATCACGTCTTTCAACATCTTCTTGGTCAAACTCTTGCTACTCATGAACGCATCTCCTTGTCTACTTCCAGACACACATCTAAAACTTTTTCCCTGTCCTTATGACGCACGCGCTTCTCTTGAACCCTCAACGCAACGCGCCACCAGAAAGCGAAGTCGCTACTCGGTCGCTTTGGGAACAAGCCGTACCAAGCCACACGACAGGTCGGGCCTCGCTTCCTCGCACTAAGCAACCCTCCGACTGCGCAACGAGGACGCCTTCAACAACTCCTTGTTGTTCAGGTTCACCCGCTCACCCATCAACACCTTGGCAATCTGCGTCATCACCTCACCGGGCAACTCCTCGACCTCGTTAATCACGACCCAGTTCTTGTAATACTGCTGAACCGCGTCACTACAAATGCCGATGCCGATAACGTGCACGCCCTTATCGCTCAAGTCCTGAACCACATCTCGAACATACGATGCGCCGTGCACATACCAGTCATACCTGTCCCACCCTTCCGGTGCGGGGCCACTCCTATACGCAGGATGCCCGTCACTCAGAACGATCAAGACCTTCTTGTTCTCTGGCCTTTTCATCAGGCGACGACCCGCCCAAGCCACGCTTACGCCATCACAATTCTCAGCACCACAGCAACGCCTGATCGATGCGAGACTGGACTTCGACTCACGCAAAGAATCATTGAAGTCCTTGAATACGTAATACGTTTCGTTCTCGTACCGGGAGATACCTTTCGGTAACTCATGAACACGAATATCTTCACCATAAAGTTCGCCATCACTGAAGAACCCTGTCACCTCGTAAGGCACGGTGATGGTGTTCATCGCCTCGGCAAGACAGATCGCACTCATCTGAGCGAGGTCTAACTTGTATCCGCTCATGCTCCCACTCAGATCGATCAACACCTCGACCGCTGTGTTCATCTCTGGCCTTTCATCCGGCATCCAAAACACATTCGGGCTACCGCTATACGCCTGCACCAAGCGCCTCGTATCCAACGAGCCGAACTCTTTGCCGTCATCACGGCCACGACGCATCATGTCTTCCAAGCCACGCTCCAACTTGCGACGCATCGTGCTGATGATCCCCCGCATCTCCTTGCTGAAGTGCGCGTAATCAGATGGGCTACCGCTCGTAAGATTCCTCTTGTAACGATTCAGGTTTCTCTTTTGATGACCGTTCTCCACCCTGTAAGGCGTACCATCAAGATGCGTAGGCCCATCACGAGTAATGATTGCATCGTAGGCATCCGTGAAACTCCTGAAGGCTGAGTCCGTCCGACCACGAATTGCTTTCTCCCACTCCTTTGACACGACAGATTCAAAGTCGATCTCGATAGGATCATCCGAGTCATCACGCTTTGGCTTGTCCTCCTCCCGAACCTCTCCGATGCTTGGCTTCTTGACCTTGGGGCCATCACCCTCGTCATCTCCTTCCTCGCCACCTCCCGGCCCATCACCATCATCACCGTCCTCACAAGGCGTACCACCACCGAGCGGGGGAGGAGGCGGAGTTTCCTCCTCATCGTCATCGTCCTCGTACACCTCGCTGTGCACCTTCTTGGCTAGGTCGATCACACTCCATGTGTTCCCACAATCCATCGCCTCCTTGGCCCAACCCTCGCCCTCACGATAGATGTCGTCATCGATCATCTCGATGCACTCATCCAACGCCTTGCTCTCGATGCCCGCCAGTTTGCGACCGGCCCACGATATCGCTAACGGTAGCGTGCGCTTTCGATCCGACAGAATCTCGGCGTCATAATCCTCGCCCCCTTCCGTTGCGTAGTCCTCGATAAACGTGCGACACACAGCATCCACAGTCGCCTCAAGGTTCTTCTTGGCCCCCGGATACGAACGCACATGCAATGGCTCGATGCGCACATCCTCCATAGCGTTCGTGATTTTCGGAACGGCAGGCTTCTTGTGTTCCTTGGCCCACTCACACACCTTCTCCATCGAATCGATGTCGGTGAACCGTTGATGTCCTCCCGCCTCATGATCGATGTACCCCCGTGTGATACGCACCTGCTCCGAACTCAACTCGGTGCCTTCGGGAAGCATCGGCAGGTTTACCCGACGCTTATCTGTAAACGCACCATCGCCTTGGAACGTCACCCTCGCACCAAAGTTACGGCCCAACGTCCGGCTCGTACCCTCGGCCTCATCTTTAAACTGATCGAATCTCATTCGCCACCTCGCTGTACACGGTCAAACAAACCAGTCATGACTGCACGATCCGTCGCACTGCCACGCACCAACACCACAGAATCAAACGCCATCTTCATTGCCTTGCTATCGTTCGACAGCAACGACTTGTAAGACACATACTGCACACCCAACTGCTCTATCCCTCTCGCACTGATTGGCTGAAGAATCTCTGCATTAACGAACGCCGCACGATGCTCGGCCACGTAATCCATGATCGTGTTCGCGGCAACCTCATCGATGCCGAGTGCTTTCGCTTTCAGCAACTTGGTCTCATCCTTCTTGCTCAGATACCCGATCTCGATCCAATTCGAGAACCGATCAAGAAAAGCCTGAGACTGATGCCTCGCTCCCTGATACAAGCCAAACTCGTCACCCTGCCCCACTGTGTTGGCCGTAGCCACGATACGGTGCCAATCGTGCGGACTCACAAGGCGACCACCATCCTCATTCAACAGGATGCCCTGATCTTCAAGCGCCCTCTGGAACACGTAACTCACCTCTGGCCTCACCCGATCCACCTCGTCACACAGCAGGATGAACGGCCCCGCAATCGCAGTCGGCAACACGCCTTCGATGAACTCACTCACGGTCACACCGGTCGCCGGATCAGAGCGCAAAACGTCACGACCAATCAGGTCAAGCCGAGTGATCTCCGAGTCAAAGTTCACCCGAATCACAGGCCACTGCATACGAGCGGCCAACTGCGTAAACAGTGTGGTCTTGCCCGATCCGGTGTGCCCCACAGCGTAGGTGTTGACGCCTTTCACAAGGCCCATCAGCGCCTTTAGTGTCGGGTCAGGCCGGAAGATGTAGTCAGGATCGACCTCGGGAACCATTGGGTGGGGAGCGCTCCAATCGAAGAAGGGCACCTCAAAGTCGAGCGAGTCACGTTTACGCAAGCCAAGCACCTCGTACGCCTTGCGAAATACCACGTCACCATCCGGCAACTCCTCTCCCGGCTTGGCCTCAACCTTGGTGGACGCACCCTTGCCCACCATGACCGCTTTCGATACGGCATCCTCAAGTTCTTTTGCTTTCACCTTGGCTTGTGCGCCTTCGGTCAGCAGTTCCCGCAACTTGTTGGCATCCGCAATCGCACCGCCAGTAGCCGCATTAAGCAAGCCATCAAGCGATGTCATGAGTGGGCCTACCAGTTCAATCTCGATTGGCTTGGCTTCGGCTTCCTCGATACTGCCCTCATCAACGAACACCTTCATGACAGCCTCGACAACCTCGGGATCGAAATCAACCGGGTTGATGTCCTCAACGTCCACCTTGGTGTCCGGGTCTGCTTGCCGACTGATGAGCGTAGACTTCACGATAGCCGAACTCTCATCCGTCCACCCAAGAGCGCTCCCTACCGTGGCAGTTCCTTCGATCCACCCAGTCGGCTCACCTCGCTGACTAGACTCGTGCACATACAGGTCAACGATCTCGATACCACGAGACAGCGACACCTCGACTGTGCCTTCCTCGTCCGACTCGTAATCGCCTGACTCGTATTCCCACGACTCAATCACCTCGCGAACATTGTCCGACCTGTCTTTGTAAGATGTGACTCCCCAATCAACGTGATGGCCTATGTCGACTCCCGTTTTTGATTTCGAGTTATAGACGCCAAAATCATTTGGTTCTGCAATGGCCTGACGAAACTGGTCAACCGCGTTAGAGGCATGAATTACTACATCACCCCCCTGCTTACCGTTTGTGTAGTGATCCGTATCAATCACAATCTGACTAACGAACCCAAGGCACGCCTTACTACTCAGGATGTCTCGTACCGCAGGAACCGTGTGACGAGACAGGTTGATTTGATTCGAGTCCGTCCCAAACAACGGGCTTCTGTCGATCAGTTCCCGAAACGATAATGGGTCTGAATGTTGCTCAAGCACATCGCCTACAATCTTGCGAAGCGCAGTGCGTTTATGTGAAACACCGTCCAAGCCAAGGGCGGCCAAGACGGAAACAGCAAAGTCATTTTTCTTCATGAAACACTCCCCAGTGTTGAAGATGAATGGAAGTACCATAAACGGTACTACGAAAGGTGTCAAGTTGACACCCAAACAAAGCAAAAAAAAGGCCGAAAGCAGACTGCTCCGACTCCATCGGTCTAAGAACCTCATCCATTAACTACTAATAAATTAGTAGTTAATGGTGAGGGTTCTAAGGGTAACTGTCCCAATCGTCGCTCACTTCTTCCCCTATCTCACAAGCGCGCTCCGCGATCTCCCTCTTGGCTTGCGCATCAAACAACTCTTTCTCGATAGCGATGCTTGAACCGCTACCAATCACCCCGCTTGCGATACGAACTGAGTCACCGCTCCCGTGCCACGGTTTCATGGTCACAACGAAAAAATCGTCGTCGCTACCCCTCTCCCCGAAGACAACTACCTCGATGCACCCACCCCATCCTGCGGCTTCCGTTGTGATGCCGGATGATGCGTTACCACATCTCGTGGCTTGGCCTCGGTTCCCTTGCACGGTTCCGTAGAATCTACTCATACGTCGTCCTCCTCGGGTAAATACCCCTTGAGCCACTTGTCATCCAACAGGTTGATCAATTCGTGAATCGCTTCCAGATCGTCAGTTCGCACATCTTCTACGATCTGCTCCAAGACTCGCGAAAGTAACTCCCCCCTCGCTTCCTCTTTCACACCCTCCCGAGTGTCAGTGGTGCGAACCCAAAACTTCCCGTCGAACTCCTCGATGTATTTTGAGGGATCACATACGAAATACGTCACAGGAGGTATATCTTGGATAGGTTTCCCGAAAAGAATTTCCATCGCCTCGGCGCGATGCTGATGCTTTACATCACCTAATGGGTAATAGCGACGCAAACCACGTTCGTGTTCCTTGAGTACGGAGTTTGGGAACAACTTTTCTCTTAGGTTACTCATGGGTGTATTCCCTCCTCGTTCAGATCAAAGCCATATTCCTTGGCCATGCGACACAACTCATCCCATCCCCCTTCAGCCTCTTTCTCGCTTTCATACGGCCCCAACATCGTCACAAAGGTGTTTGGCGCGGTTTGGTTGTCGAGATAGGCTTCCCCATCGGCCACTTGTACAGCGAAGGACTCAACTTCAAGTTTTGATGTGTTCAAGAATGAAACCCAGTACCAACCCTGTTCGTCACTCATCATCGTCCTCCATCTTGATTGGCCGATACGCCACGATGAGAAAGTCCGCACCGTGGATAAAGGCGTCACCGTTAACGTGATCGCAAAACTCGTCACTGACCTCCAACATTTCCTCCGCAACATTCTGGCCACGATAAGCAAACTCGCAACCAACAAACGTCGGCTCGTCGAGCGCGATCCAGTTGTTCTTTGCGATCTCTTTGACCTGCGCTTTCGTCAAGGTCAGCCCCTTGTAGTCAGTCATCGTCGTCCTCCTCGCCATAAGGCTCAATGAAAATGCCGTACTCATCAATGTCAGACGCGTCTTTCGGCATATCTTTCCAAACTGACCGAAGGTATGCGACGGCATCCCCCGGCTTCTCGAAAAGCATCACGTCACCGTCTGGCCCGTCGAGCACGTACTCCTTCGGGTTTAGGCAGATGCCCTCCTCGAACATGCTAATTGCGTAACTCACTGGCTTACTCATCCTCGTCCTCCAAGGGGGCCAATCCGCCCCCTTCATGTAGACACTCGTTGTGTCCGTTGTTCCAAAGGCATCCGGTGTGGTCGTTAATGCACCACCACCCGTCTACGTCCCAAGTGCGCTCGCAAGGCTTCTCTACTCCCGTTGGCTTGCTCATAGATTCCTCCGTAAATCTGTAATCATCTCGGAAGCGGTGTTGACACGTTCGAGGACATCACCCAAGTTGTCTCTCATGTTCTCGTCTTTCTGACGAAGTTCTTGCAACTCCTCCCAAGACTCCTCAAGGCCACCGTCGAACGCTTCGATGTCACGCAACAACGAGTTAAGGCCGTCGTCATTGTCGATTCCGAAAGCATCGCAGAAATACACGACCGCCTCACGAGACACATGATCGACAACCATGTGTGCCGAGTCAGGCTCATCCGTTGCCTCAATCTTGCGAATTCTCTCGTCGATTGCGTTGAACTTTCGATCAAGCCAAACCTGCAAATCAGCCATGTCCTCACTCATCGGTACTTCCTCCCGGCTTCGCGCCAAATGTGTTTCGCCACGTACTCAGCCTTCTTCTGGCTTACCAATACATGGGCCGCGTTGTCGTTCATGCGAACAACCTTCCCTGTTTTCAAATTACGAATACATTTCATAAATCAAACTCCGGTTGGGCCGAACAGTCCAGAATTCCCCTGTCCGGCATTGGCTAAGGGAGAACAACTAATCCCCTCTCTAAAGAGAGGGGATTAGTGTTCCCCTAAGAGTTTTTCTACGAGAACAGCGCCTTGCGATTTATCGCGTCAAATTTGCGTTGCAATCGTGTCTTGGGTTTGGGGATCAGCGCTTCGTATGCGCCTTTGGTCATCCCGTAATTGCGACCGAGGCCGAGGTACTTCCCGACAGCCTCGCCAAGCGGGTACTCAGAACCGTCTGGCTTCGTGACCGGCCTCATGTACCGCTTCTGGTCGCGCTTTACACGCTTCAAGCGGACGCCTTTGCCACCGTCGAACACGACGATGTACATCCACTTGCGCCCTTCCTTCGTGACAAACGCGGTGCGGTTGCCAGTCTTGGAGTCGTGCCAGTTGACGAACATCATGACAACACCTCCAAGCCAAGACGCGCCAACACAGCGTCAGCGGCTACGTCGATGTCCCAAGGCCCAAGGATGTCGTCCGGCGGTTCACGCCGAAGTTCATCCCATCCCATGAGGAACTGGATCGACAGGTCATCCGCGAAGTCCATGCACCGAATAACGTGCTTGTACTTCTCGATCTTGAGAGTGAACTCATCGAGTTCTGCACACATCTCCATGAGATGCGTGTGATCCCGATCCGATGCGTCTTGGATCGAGTCGTTCACCCAATCGGTGTTTACCTCACTCATAAAAACCCCCTTGCGCCCCGTAGGGCGCGCTTGTTGGCTTGCGTTTATCAGTGCTCGCCAAGGTTGATTGCGTCTTCGATTGGCTCGTCCTCATCGTCGTCCTCTCGTGCGTCTAGGCCGAGGATTTCCCGATAAAAACGAACCTGCTCAGGTGTTGGACTCAAGCCATGCTCCCAATCCTCAGCGTTATGCGAAATCACCTTGATGTGCTTATTCGCGAAGATGAGGTCAATGGCTTCGTCGTCTACATCTGGCATTAACTTGCGCAGTTCATGGACTTTGCTCATGTCAGTTACTCCGGTTGAATGTTGTTTGATCCGGTTGGATCGCTCCCCAATAGAAATTTCTCTTTCAGAGAAATAGGCGCGTACATGAGGGCTTTGTGAAGGACGACAGGCTGTATCACGGAAGGGAAAATCTTCGATCATGAAAAAACGTAAGGACGTTGAAATGATTGAAGACGCCACTCGTGAACCAATCGTTCGAGAGCACAGGATCGTTCCGCAAGAAATTGACCCTAATCGCAAGAAAGTTAAGCAAGTCACGGTCTCATCCCTCGCGAAAATGTATGAACGCGCGCCTCTCACGATGCGAGATGTCGCTAAATTGCGTGGATACATTCGCGATGAAGTGCAAACCATCCTTCCGCTTGCCGTTCGTGCTGTCGAAGGCGACATCAAGTGGACGCCACAGCAGGTCGCGTTGTTCAGGACGCTCATGGCAAAGGTCGTTCCCGACTTGTCGCAATCGCATACGACGGTTGAACACCGTCACGTTGACGTGAATAAACTCTCACGCGAAGAACTCGAAGCGATTGCGTCGGGAATTCACGAAGGTGAGGTCGTAGAATCCCCTGACAAGGGAGTTTTGGACGACGAAAAATCAACGACTTAGCCTTCGCTGTCGTTAGAACCATGCCAAAACCGTGCCAAACCCGAGTGGCAAGCCACCAAGCCACGCACGCACCACGAAAAAAAGGCGACCCCCGAAGGGGTCGCCCTAATCGCTTGCGCTTACGACTCAGCACCCATCGCGTCGATCAGGCTCTTGAGCAAGCCCTCGACTTTGTCGAGACGCTTCGCGAGGTCAGCGTCGGCCTTGGAAGGCTTCGCCTTCTTCGCGGGCTTGGCCGTGAACGTGACAGCCGGTTCCGGCTCCGCGTCCGCCTTGAGCACGCCCTTCGCGAGATCGGCCTTGGTGCACGCCTTGGACGCTTCGCGGTACTCCTTGCGCCCACTCACGAGCGGCTTCGCGGTCAGGTCGACCGTGACGATCATCGGGCCAACGGCCCGGATTTCGTGCAGGTTGCCCTTGACGGCTACGCCGTACTTCGTGGCCTTGCCCACCTTGAGCGAGCGCACGGGGTGGTCGTTGAGTTCGACAGTGCCCTTCGCGCCACCGACCGCGATGATCTTCGGCTTCGTCGTGAGCAGGGGAATGGTTTTTGCAGTCATGAAATGACTCCTTGCGCCTATGCGCTTGTACCCGGTGCGTCCTGACCGAGTGGCAGGGAACCGACAAACTGCCGGTTCGCCGCCCAATAGATA